AAGTTTACAAATATTTCGGACGGAACCGGAGAGACTAATGTGGTCAAGGTGGATGTATCTGCCCTGACTGCAAATAGCGCCGGTAAATCTTGCTCCAAAGTCACAGTTAGTAAAATCTGGTGGCAGTGTGTTGGGATGGGGGTCGAGCTGTTGTGTGATGCAACGGTAAATACCCTAATTATTGGCTTGTCACCAGACAGCAATGGTTTTCATGACTATTCTTCGTTCACTGGCATTCCAAATAACGCTGGCGCTGGTGTAACCGGAGATATCTTGTTTACGACTATCGGGGCGAGCAATACAGACACTTACACGGTCATTTTGGAGCTTGTAAAAGAGTACGCTTGATGGCTACGACAAAAGACGCAAAAAGAACCGAGGGCGGCAGAGTCACCTATCGTGGCGAGTCATTCTCCGGTTTTAATAAACCAAAAAGAACTTCCGGCGGGAAAAAGAAGTTTGCGGTTCTTGCGCGTCAAGGTGACCAAATTAAGTTGGTTCGTTTTGGCGATCCCAACATGACAATCAAAAAAAACATACCAGAAAGAAGAGCCAGTTTTCGCGCTCGCCATAAATGTTCTACGGCGAAAGACAAGCTGACACCTCGTTACTGGTCTTGCAAAAAATGGTGATCTAATGGCTCTATCAGACAATATGCAACAAGCAGTTGACGAATATGGTAGCTCAGCCTCTCCTTATGCCTCCCTTCAAGATTATTTGATGCAGCGACCGGTTTATGACCGTGGCTCAAGAGATGCGCCAAATCCTTATGAAATGAATAAGGTTACGATTGAAGGGCCAAGCACTGAAGAGCTTCTCTCTACTCAATATCAAAAAATCATGGATGAGCAAAAAGCTGCGGACGAAGCTGCTGCAACTGCTCGTCAAAGTGAAATCGATTCACTTAGAGACCTTTTAAGGCAAGACATATCGACAGCAGAAGAAGCGGCTGCGTCTGAAAGATCTGGTTTGACCAAAACCTTGGAAGACAGGATTAACGAATTAAGAACTGGTGTTGATACAGAAACAGCGGCTTTGCGGCAAGAAGGGATTGATGAACGATCAGCGTTGACCGCTGAGCAAAAAAGAATTAGTGACTTAATTCAACAGAATATTGACCAGACTGCTGCGGATTTAGCAGCTTCTGAGGAAAGAGTAAGAGCCGCTCAAACCGAGGCTATTGGCAGTTTAGAGGATCGGCAAGGCTCTTTGATTGGCGATATTGACGCAAGGATTAGCGAGCTAGGTGCAACCCTTAATTCTACTCAGGAGCAGATAAACGCTGATCTTGACGAGCGAGACGCACAGCTTACCGGTGCTCAAAAAAGCGCAGCAGAAGCGGTTCAGGCCGAGATAGACTCTGTTCGAGAAAGCTTGGGAACTGTTCAATCAGAGATTCAAGCCGAAAACAAAGCTCAGTTAGAAGCTTTACGGGGTGAAAGAGAAACCCTTTTGGGCAACATAGAGGCTAGTGTAACCAACCTGCAAGAAAACATTGCAAGCCTTCCAATCGATCAGATTCAAACGGAAATTAATAATCTACGAACCGAATCTGAAACCCTTAAAAACACAGGAAGTGAAGAGAGAAAACAACTGTTTGATCAAATGGAAGCTTTGCGAGACGGCATGCTGACCAACGATCAAGTTAACGCGTCTATCGCTCAAGCGATGGAAACTGGAACTCTTACTCCAGACCAAATTAACACCGCTATTGAGTCTTTGAAATCGGACGTTGAAGGCAAAATTGGTGGTTTAGCACCTCTGCAAAGCCTTGAGCAATTGCAAACAGATGTTGCGAGTGTTTCTGCCTCAACCACGGCTTTAGGATCAGAGATTGAGCTTTTGCAAAAAGCGATGGAGGGTACGGCAAGCTCTGAGGAACTTGCAGCATTGCAGGAGTCTTTGAAAGGTACAACCACACAAATAGCTGACCTTCAGGGGCAGATGCTCGATCCCGCACAGATTGAGGAGCAAAGGCAAGCAGCTATTCAAGCCGCAATTGATCCGATTGCCGCTCAAAGGCAAGCAGCTATTCAAGCCGCAATGGACCCGATTGCCGCTCAAAGGCAAGAAGCAATTACGGGAGCGATCAACCCGATTCAAGAGCAGATTACAGCGCTACAAGGGCAAATACCTGCGGAAGTGGATGTTGACGCGCTGAGGCAGTCAATTATTGACGAGCTGAAGACTCAAACACCTCCTCCCGGCGGCGGAACTGGTGGAACTGGTGGAACTGGTGGAACTGGTGGAACTGGTGGAACTGGCGGATTTAGCGGAACCCCCTATGAAAACTTTATGGGCGGCTTCATTCCCGGCGCAGGGCAATCCTATGACGCAGGCGTAAACTACGGCCAAGACTTAGATTTGACGCAGTACGCTCCGGGCAGCTCTTCTGGTGTTAAGAATGTTGGAAGCATGCCCGGCGGCGGCCCCGGATCTGGTTATGTCAAGACCGGCGCTCCAATTGCCTACAATCAAGGGCCGTTTCAGGTTACGAAAGCCCCAGCGCTGCAAGCGGCTCCTAAGTTTTTTTCCGCAGGTTCTAGGAGAAGAAGGTAGCTGTGAAATCTTCTGCCCCTAAAAATGTAGCCAATCCTAGTCTTTACGCCAAAGCAAAAGCTAAGGCCAAGGCTAAGTTTGATGTTTACCCGTCAGCATACGCAAATGCGTACATGGTCAAGGAGTACAAGAAAATGGGCGGAAAATATACTGGCGCTAAAAAAGCAGAGGGCGGAGAAGTGAACAAAAAGTTTGACGCCAAAAAAAGCGACTTGAACAAAGATGGGCGTATCAGCAAGTATGAGCGCAAAAGAGGCGAGGCAGTCGCTAGAAACATGAACACCGGCGGATCGGTTTACATGGAACCTCGTGGTTGCGGGGCAATGATGCAAAGCAAACGCAAGCAAGTGCGAGTGCCTCGTGGCTAGAACCGGACTAGACAAATGGTTTGGCGAAAAATGGGTCGATATTGGCGCTCCAAAAAAAGACGGTAAATACCAACAATGTGGCCGAAAAAGCGCGTCAAAAAAAAGCGGAAGGGCTTACCCAAAGTGCGTTCCAGCGGCAAAAGCGGCAGGGATGACAGAAAGCCAAAAGAAGAGTGCGGTTACACGCAAAAGAGCTAAAAAACAAGGTGTAGGTGGCAAGCCTACGATGGTTAAAACTTTCGCCGCAAAAGGCGGATCAATTAACAAGAAACCGGGCAATTCTGGTTTATTTGGGAGGCGATGATGAAAATGAAAGCAAAAGGTTATGCTCTGGGCGGAGCGCCAAAAACACGCGCACAACGTCGAGCAACTTTAAGCGGCGCACAAAGAAACCTTCTTGATTCTGTTCAGGGCGCAGAGGGAACCAAACAGTCAACAAGCGTCATTCAAGACCTGTCCGATCAATACGGCTACAAGCCCGGAAAACGAGCTGGCGCTAGGGGCAGAGGTCGGAAAAAAGCTACTCCTCCCGGCATGAAGATGGGCGGAGCGATGAAAGCCAAAGGCATGCAAAGAGGCGGCATGATGAAAGCTAAAGGCATGAAAAAAGGTGGCAAGGTTGCAGGAACTGCTCGACCAAGCGCTACGAGCGGATTTAGAGCGCCTTCATCCAAATCCTCTGGTTTATACGGGAAGTAAAATTAATGGCGTATTTGCAAAGTAATATCCCATACTTTAAGGCTTGGGTGCGGCGCGAATACACAGTTAATCATCAGAGGTATCACGGCGAGTTTCTGCATGCCATGGTTATTGGCGTAACCACGATGCCGACTCGCTGTCTTTCGTTTCAGGTGTTATTTACGGGCTGCGAGGCTGATGAAGATGAACCAAATATCCACGGTGGCGCAATGTGGGCGAGAATGCCCATTACAGGGCTGGTCGCTGACACGCCGCTTGAAGAATGGCCTGAACCAATGCCTGTCTGGGCTGCTCAGCCTTGGGATTGCAGCTCTCATCATCACGCTGTTTATGTCCTTGATCGTTGCACACCTTGTCCTTGGCTCGCTAAGATTGACGGGAAATTTTATCCTGCAAAATACTATTTCACGGTGGATTATGCAGAAAATGAAATTGCTGATGACCCTGCCCAGCATAAACAGTCGCATATTTTAGAACTGCTGGATGCAGGGAAGTGGACCGGAAATATTGTTGCGTTGCCCAATAACAGGGTAAGGGTCACACACCCGGCATGGTTTGAAACCGGCGAAGGCGCACCAGATTTCTTGCCAAGCCAGCATATTCATTACAGCAAATCTGATTTAGACTATACTTTGGATATTAATCAAGTTTTCGACAATTTATATGCCGAAAATAACGAAGAGGACTTAGGCGATGAAAAAGAATAACGGCAGAAAACCGATCGGAAACTCTGGCTTATACGGCAGGGTGACCAAAAAACAAATGGGCGGATCTGCTAAACCAGTCGGTATGAGCGGACCCGGATTTCTTGCGGGTGAGATACCTCCTGACGGGAGTGGGAAGAAAGCCTTGGGAGGTATTTTTGATTATAGGCCCAGCGAAGAAGACATGAAAAGGATTAAGGCAAAAAAAGATTATTATGAATCTCTCGCTCGCAACGAAGGGCCAATGATGCGGACTAACGATTTTCAAGACGCAAACATGAATGGGATTGATGATCGAGACGAAAAGAAAAGAGCGCCTACGCGATCAGGGTCAAGGACTGAAAAAGACCCAAGAGCCAGAAACAGACGTAGCATGCCTTCACGCGAAGAGCTTCAAAGTATCGCTGACGCAATGTCTGGAAAAGCTATAACTGGGGGCGGAAGGCGTAGGGGTGGTATGTTTGATCGGCTACGAGACCAAGCTCGTCGCAGAACGGAATCGCCATACGAGCCTAAAATGCCGGGAGGCGGCAGACAAACGCCCCCGATGAGAGGCCCAAACCCAGATGCCGGAAGAATGTTTCCGCGCAGGATTGAAGGGCTTGGCGCTACGCTGGTTGATGCCTTGGGTATCAAGAGCAAAGGAATGGGCGACAGGAAAAGAAAAGAACCGCCTCGCCCTAGCCCCAAAAGGGGCAGCATGACTCGTCAAAGGAGACGATAAATGGCCGTTAGCGGGACTAAAAGTTTCGAGCCAGATGTTGCTGAATACATCGAAGAAGCATTTGAGAGATGCGGACTTGAGCTTCGTACTGGTTATGATTTGCGGACCGCGACCCGCTCACTCAACCTAATGTTGGCTGAGTGGGCAAACCGTGGTTTAAACCAGTGGACGATCAAGCAAAACGCAATTCCGATGCTGACGGGAACGATTACCTATAATCTTGACCCGACAAATTCAACGGCAGCGATTGATGTGCTTGATGTTTTTGTCAGAGAAGAAATTCAAGGCACAAACACCGATGTTCCGCTGAGCCGTATGAGTCGAGCTGAATACGCTCACTTGGCGACTAAAACCACAACAGGCAAGCCTAATCAATTTTTCGTTGATAAGCAGATATCCCCAACCATCACGGTTTGGCCGCAGCCTGACAAAAACAGCACATATACCGTTTACGTTAACGTGTTGACGCGGATGGATGACGCTGGTGGTGGTGCTAATTCTTTGCAGATGCCGTTTCGGTTTTACCCATGTTTGACTGCCGGGTTGTCGTATTATCTGGCTCTTAAAAAAGCTCCTGAGAAGGTTCAAATGCTCAAGCAGCTTTATGAAGAAGAGTTTACAAGGGCTTTGAGCCAAGATGAGGAGCGAGCAAGTTTCAGGGTCGCGCCAGATCTTAGAAGCTATAACATCGCATAGTCATGGCTTTTGCATCCAACAAACGAGCTTGGGGAATCTGTGACATCACAGGTTTTCGCTATCGCTTGCGAGATATGAAAAAGACTTGGGATGGTTATTTGGTTGGCCCTGATCAGTGGTCACCAAAGCATCCTCAGTTGATGAGAAAGCCTACGCCTCTTGATCCGCAAGCGCTTAAAGATCCTCGCCCTGCGGAGACAAGCGACAACAATTTCTTTACCGTCTACACCAATGTCGGAGATGGTATCCTTGGCACACAATTGCAAACTTTTGCAATATCCTGTAGTGTTGGCAACGTGGAGGTAACCACATCATGAGTTTCACTTTGGCAACTT